AAACAACGCGGTCTTCTTCCTTCGCAAGGACGTACGCCATATCACGGGCAAGCGTTGCACCAAAGTCGATGATGCTATCTTCGGCCAACTCTTTAGAAACCTGAGTAAGAACCGATGGCTTCTTGGCTACGAGGTTGACCTGTGCAAAGGTCAAGTCGCTTGCAGTGATAGCCGTGTTTTCCCCCGGGTAGTAGACCGTAGTGGATGCGGTTGCGTTAGGCACGTTCAAGACATCGCTGGACATCGGATAGATGCGGCAGTTTTGACGCGCAATACCGAACTGCTCACGGAGGTAGATAAGCTCAGAGGACAACGGATCCGGAACCGTAAAACCACCAGCGGTTGTCGTGCCTTCAGACTGTGCCTTCAAGTTAGCCTTGCACCACTCAGCGGCCTTGCGGTTGCCCATGATAGAGCGGCCCCACTGGCCCCAGCAGTATGCCTTGTAGTTAGCCTCGTCACGAGTACCGGAAAGTGGATTGCGTCCAACGCCGCCGGACTTCCAAGGCTGTTCTACTTGCGCTTCGGTTGCCACAGGGTGGCCTTGTCCGAGTGCCTTGATGGTCTCAATACGCTCTTCAATGCCCTTGGCTTCAGCCATCAGGCTCTTGACCTGTGCAAGGTCACCGTTACCGGAAGCAAGCTCCCGCGCGGTTGCAAGCACAGAATCTTTCTGATTCTGCAGTTGTGTCAAATTCATAGTTGTTGTAACAACTCCAAGCGTGCCAGTATGTCGGCTCGCTCATTATCGGTGGAGGCTTTCGCTTCCAGGACTACGAGTTCCGGTTGCACTTCTGGCTGGTCTGCGTCCCGCAGTGAATCCCAGACTACAGGTGCTAAGCGCTTGGCGCTCGCCCGGCTAAGACCGACTGCATCCCGCAGTCGACGTTCAACACCCCGCAGTGAAGCGGGTTGTACGCTCTTCATTCCGTGCATGGCATATAGCCCTTTAGCACGTCGAGCAAATTCGTCAATGATGGCATCCGCCATGGCTTGATCGGATACCGCTTCGATAGCCCCGCAGAGCGCATCGTAGTAGGCTTCCAGCCCTTCGTGGATAAGGTCACCCTCGGACTCGTTGAAGACCGACATGGCGTACTCTTCCGGGGACTGCTCAGGCATTGGAGCCATAACCATCTCTTCTTCCATATCCATCATTGGCTCCATGCCGTAGTACTCCTTTAGGCTTTTGACGCTGTTACGATACTCGGCTGGTGTTGGTGTAATGCTTGCCTCAGCGATAGGCCAGCGGGTTATCTCAGCGGCACCGCCCATGCTCTTGCGCTCTACCAGATGACCAGCAGCACCGGAACTAAATCCCATCTTGCCTTGCTTGCAGAGCTTCGCAATCATCGATCCGTATTCATCCGCCATGTCTAGTTGTGCTTCATACCATAGCCCGGTATCGTCCATCTTGATGTAGCCTGTACCGATAGACTTCTTGCCTACAGCGGCATCCATACCGTGATGATAGTAAACGTTTAGCGGTACGCGCTGACCCTTGGAAACCGGAAAGCCGTAGTCGGTTGAAGCGGTGAAAAAGTCACCTTCAAGGTCGGCGGTCTTGGTATCACCAAAGCGAACCAGGTAGCCCTTGACGTAGCCCAGCCGGTCGCTCTTGATACCGTCTACGGTAGATGTCAGCAAGTCCATACACCCACTATCCCACAGTGCCGTTTTCATAGATAAGTCGTTAGATCCGGTTGATATCCCTCTAGGTCTCTAAGCGGTAGCACTCTTGTGGTAGGCCCCCAGTCGGCGTTAGGCACCACGGTTGCCATGTCACTGAGCGGTAGCCCTTCACTGTAAAGGTTGTAGCGGGCGGTGCCTAGTATCTGGTGGGCTTCAACCTGCGTAAGCCCTTTTAGAATCTCTTCACCGGTTGCCACCTTTGGGCGGGTATCCGGTATAGATGAATCGCCGGTTATCTCTGCCCAACTGAGGGTTTCCGGTATCATCACGCACCGGCAGTTCGGATGGCTTGGCATGATGGTATCGGTAGCCTGAAGGGTGCCGGAGAGAGCCAAGCAAGCAAGGCATACCCGCGCATCTTGCGTAGCCTGCCGCCGGTATCCGGTCACTGCGCCATTCTCGGTGTATAGTTGCCGCTGTGCTTCCCGGCTTGCTCGGATCATCTCGGTACGTGCTATTGTCTCGGCTCGTTGCCTACCGATGTCAGCCGCCTTGCGTACCCGCCGTGCTACCGTACGTGGACCTTCACCGAGGCTGATGCCTTGCACCAAAGCCATCTGCATAGCATCGGTTGTTACTTGTGGGATGGCATCGAATAAGACAGCCAGAGGGCTACCATCGCCTGCGAACCCGACAAAGGCCTGCAAGGCTTCGTCAGGTAGACTTGTCCAGCTAGTACCAAGGGTAACCCCGGCTGGCTTTTTACCCGCTGCCGCTTCCACAAGGCTTGACGTTGAGCCATTAGCAAGCGTAGCGGCTTCAAGTTGCCCATCGGCTGTAATCACTGCCCCCTCGATGCTGAACTTTTTGAGGTTCTTTCCGAGTTCCTCTATGTTGTCTATGATCCGCTGACGCATCCAAAGGATTGTCTCGGATGGCGGTTCCCCGTTGGCTTCACGCTCGGCAATCCTACCCTCCAGCGCTTCAAGCTCATCGATGCTTGCTTTGGTTGCGGCTTTGTATGCACGTTGCATACGGCTGATGGCTACGCCCTCACGCTCTAAAAGGTCATTACGGTACTTCTGGCTAGCGGCATAAATCCTGCCCGTGCCGTTGTCTACTCGCTTGAGATTGCCTCCAGCGAATACCCGTAAAAAGGGTGGCTCTTATACACTACCCCCGGAGTGCAACAATCGGTAGACTTGGACTCTTCACCCTGCATCTGGTCACGCTTGGATGTTGCCCAGCGGAACCCGGCATCGCCGCCCCACAAGTCCCAGGCTACACGCCCCGGTGAAGGGAAACCTTCCTCACCAGCGTTGAAGCCTTCGGCTTTCTTGTCTACCTCATGGCGGCTGAAGAAAGAGTACATCCGGAGTATCGTGTCTTCGGAAAGTTTCTCCCCATTGACAATCTGGTTAGCCCTTGCCAAGCCTACCCGCGTCCCGCCATCGAATCCTTCTGCCTTCCAATCAAGCGCCCTTTGTGCTGCTTCAACCATGCCAGCGTTCGGTACAAACTTCATCTCGTACGCTTTGGCTTCATCCCGCAGGGTAACCGGTGCGGCGCCCGTGTGCTGCACTGGCAGGTTGAGGAAGTTAGTAACGCTACCCGGATCGTAACCGGAACGAATGAGGATACCTGCCGCGTTGGTTGTCTCTGCCAGCGATGCACCCGTGCCAGCCTGTACGCTGATGGCGGATGGATGCAGTACGCCGGTATCTTCCGGCACCGCTTCAAGCCCTGCGATGCGCTTGGCTTCAGCCCGATCAATAATGCCAGACTTGTACAAGCGCTCTGCCCGTGTGGCTTCCGCTTGCATATCGTCGGCAAGCGCCCGCACGGTTTCAAGGTCGTACATTACGTAATCACCCTGCTGAGTCTCAGGGTATTCCGGCAGCAGGTCAGCGGTGATAGCATCCGCAAGGGTACGCAGGAGCGGCACCATTCCATCTTCCCATGCCGCCTGTTGCGCTCTCTCGTAATTACTGTAGGTAGACCGTTCTAAGCCTGAACCAAGCCCTAAGACCATAGGGTTGATGCCCAGGGCCGAACAGATACGCTCCTCCGGTACACGCCTCACCGAATCCAAAGCAAGTTCGGAAGGAGTAAGGCTAACCCTATCCATCTTGTAGGCACCGGTCATAACAACGATGCCGCCGCTACCGTCCCCGGTAAGGTCTTCGTGCAGTTGCCGCTTGACCTGCCGGGCATCGTCCATAGACATGTCAACGGTTGTCTCTTTGGCATCAGGCCCGACGATAAGACTAGGCATAGCACCGTTAGCCAAGAGTCCATAAGCGGTAGTGCTTGCGGTGTTGTCGGTTGCTATCTCCCGCAAGACAGCGGTAAGCGGCGCTCTACCAATGCGGATATCGCTTGGGTCTCTGCCGTACCGGATGTGGATAATGTCAGAAACCGGGATGTCAAAGGAGCGCCCATCCGTGGTGTAGATGTAGTGGGTTAGCGGGTTTACGCCGTTACCTACCGGTCTGACCATGTCCTGCGGTAGAAACTGCAGAGCAGTCACCGTGCCACGGGTGCTAGATCGAATCTTGCGGAGGTAGGTGTTCCCGAATAGTTTGTAATCCTGAATGCACCAGCCCCAGAAAAGGCTACCCATTATCATCGGATCTGGTTGCGCCATGAGCTGCAATACCGGGTGGTCTTCTACCGGCTCTGCCTGCTGGCTGTCTACCGGTCGGTAGTACCTTGGCGTGGCCTGTGGGTAGTTCCTGACGTACCAGTCAATCGCTGATGCAACCACGCCATTCAGCCCTAAGTCACCGGCAACTCTAGCCCAGTCCTTAGTGCTTCCAGGGAGCGCCCGGCGTAGCAATGTCTGCAGCTGACCAGAGCCGTACCCAGTGAGGTAGATGTCCCTAGACTGGCTAAGCGGCAATGGCAATGCCTGTGTCGGGTTGGCTGCGGCTTTAC